TATTTTTATTCAATTGAGCAGTATTATTAATATTTAAACTACCATTAATTAGAGTATTTCCTGATATAGTGATATTATTTGTATTGACATTATTATTAATATTAACATTATTTGAAACTTGTAAGTTTGATTGGATAGTAGCATTATTATTACATATTGTATTACCTGAAATATATACAGATGACATAATAGATACAGATCCCTGTAATTTGCTTTGTGCGGAAACATTTAAATTGGAAGTAATAGTTGTATCTCCCAAAAATATAGTATTACCTGAAATATTATTTATATTAGTGAGTCCGATCATATTTTTATATTTAATAGCTAATGATATATCAAGTTGTGCCATATAATATAATATAATAGAAAATTATATAAAAAATTATTTTAGCTGCATATTATATTTATTTATAATTTTATTTTAAACTTAATTCAATATAAGGTGTTAAATAGGAATAAAATGTAGGTACATAAACATAATCTAAACCATATAAATAAGGATCATACCACCAATAATATATTGGTTTATTTACAGGAATATATGATTTTACACGTTTATAAATATAGTCACTTGATACCGAAGATTCTGAATCAGAACTATCCTCTTTTTTTCTTCTTGATTTTGATTTTTTTTTAGACTTTTTTTTACCACCTGCTTGATCATCTTCCGAAACTGGGTCATTAAACTTGGTATGGAATTCATCTACTTTAGTCTTAAAACTTGTAAGGTTAGTTGCATCAGGAAGTTCATAAGGAACAATTTCAAATTTGACTTCATTTTTTTTTCTTTTTTCTTGAACTTTGAAATGGTAATATTTACCATGACCTTCTAAACCTTTTTGAAGACTAAAATGAAATTCAGGTATGGAATTATTAAAATATAGAGATAAATTTGTATAAAACATATTTGCCGCTTCTTTTGAATTCCGAGCTTTTAAACTAGTATTAAATTTTCCTTTTAATGAAGGATTAACTAAAAGATATGAATTTACCATAATATTATATATTAAATTAGATTTTTTTTATAATAATAATTTTTTATTTATAGCTAAATATCATTATAAAGATTTATGTATAATTTATACATAATTATTATGGGTTATATAATTGAATTAAAAACATCTTTGGCTTCTGCTATTAAAATTGTTATTGATGCTATGAATTCTTTACTAACTGATGCTAATTTTATTTTTTATCCTTACTATATTGAGGAATCTGACGATTCACCATATGAAGAAAATAATCATAAAAATATAGGCGGAATAGTCGTTAAAGAAGTTAATAAAACTGGTAAAATCTTAGTTTATATGCGATTAGATGCAGATAAATTTGATATATACAAATATAATTATAATAAAAAAAAATTAACTTTAGGAATAGATATTAATAATTTACTTAAATGTTTAAAATGTATGTCTTATTTTGATACAATGATTTGGTTAGTTGATGAAGATGATATTAATAAATTAATTATAGTTTTAGAAAGTAGCGAAAGAAAAGAAAAAAAAACATTTAAAATTAACCTTATGGATATTGAAGAAGAATCTTATGAAATCGCCCCTATACAATTTCCTTATTCTATTTCTTTACCTTCACAAGATTTTCATAAATATTGTAAAGATATGGGTGCCTCTACAGATAAAATAGAAATAAAAGCAACTTATAATAAATTATTTTTCTCAGGAAAAGGAGAAATTGGAAACATTGAATTTGAAGTAGGTGAAACAAACGGTGGTTTATCAATTATATCTACATCAAACAATAGTAATGAAATTGTTCAAGGTCTATTTGAATTAAAATTTTTATTAATATTTACAAAATGTACAAATTTATGTAATCAAGTTATTTTATTTTTAAAAAATGATTATCCAATTATTGTTACATATCAAATTGCAACATTAGGAGAAATTAAATTAGTTTTAAGTCCTTCAAAAGCAAATTAAAAAAAATGAATTATAGATTAAATATTATTAAATATTTAATCTATAAATGGAAAAATTTATTGAAATACATGAAGGGATATATAATAAAGAATTACCACCAACCTATTTTAATTTCACATACCCATTAGATCATTTTCAATTATATGGATGTGATGCTATAGCTAAAAATGAAAATGTTTTAGTTACAGCACATACGGGTTCTGGAAAAACTGCAGTAGCTTTATATGCTATTGCTAAATGTTTGTCTGAAAATAAAAAAGTTATATATACTTCTCCAATTAAAACTTTATCTAATCAAAAATATGCTGAGTTTTCTGAATTTTTTAATTCTATAGGAATTATGACAGGAGATATTAAAATTAATCCTATTGCTAATTTATTAATAATGACAGCTGAAATTTTACGAAATTCATTATTTAGGACTTTAACGGCAAAAGCTTCGCTTTTGCCATTAACATCTCAGGAGGATTTATTAACTTCAAAATCTTCTACTAATACAAATTATGAATGGGATTATTCTTCCTCAGAAATAGGATGTGTCATTTTAGATGAAATACATTACATAAATAATTATAATCGAGGTAAAATATGGGAAGAAATATTAATACATTTGGAACCACATATACAATTAGTAATGTTAAGCGGAACTATTACAGGAGCAATTGAATTAGCAAATTGGGTAGGGAATTTAAAAAAAATAAAATGTCACTTAATATCAACATTTAAAAGACCCATACCATTACAACATGGTATATGGTGGAATAATGAAATAACATATTTTCTATTTAATGATCATGACTGGAAAGAAAATGTCTGGCAAAAAAAATATAATGAAATTACAAAACATTATAATTCAAAATCATTTTCATTAAATCAATTTTTTGATTGCATCAATTATTTATTTTTAAATAATATGACTCCTGTAAATATATTTTTATTAAATAGAAAATTAATAGAAAAATATTCTAAAAAAATATCTTTAGTTTTTGTAAATCGTGAAGAAAGTTGTCAAATAAATAAGATATGGAATAAATATTTGTCTAAATACAAAAATTTGTATGATAAAACTACTGAATGGATTAATTTGTATCAACTTGTTATAAAAGGAATTGGAATTCATCATTCTGGGATGATTCCAATTTTAAAAGAAATTATTGAGATTTTATATTCACAAAATTTATTAAAAATTTTATTAGCTACAGAAACTTTTGCAATGGGAGTTAATATGCCTACTAAAACAGTGGTCTTCTTTAATATTCATAAATATGATGATAATCATATTAGAAGACCATTATATCCAGAAGAATATCATCAAATGGCAGGTAGATCCGGACGAAGAGGAAAAGATAATATAGGCTATGTTTTAATTTTACCATCTAGCAATTTTATAAATGAAAATGAAGCAAAAAATATGATTTTAACCAAACCACATAAAATTCAATCAAAATTACTTATAGATCCGCATTTTATATTAAGAGAATTAGCTTATATTAATGATACATTAGGATTAGATATTTCTATAAATAATAATATAATTATTAATCATATTATAGATAAATTTAATAAATCTCTATATTATTATCAAATTAATAAAAAATGTACAGTTCACGATGAAGTCATAAGTTCTACAATAGAAAAAAATATTAAAATTTTAGAAAATACTTATGATTTAAATGAAAATATTATTAAAATTTATAATAGAATTATAGAAATTGATAAACAATTACGACCACAAGGTATTATTAAATTAGCAAATAAAATCACAAAAAATTTATTGAAAGAAAAAAAATTATTACAACAAAATATAAATAAATATGATGATAATATTATTCAAAAATATATTATATATGTAAATCAACTAAATGAAATTAGAGATATAGAAAAAAATGTAGATATAATTAATCAAATTAATTTTTTATTAAATTTTTTGCATGAAAATGCTTATATAGATGAAAATTATAAACTTAATAAAAGTAGTAAAATAATTACAGAAATTAATGAATGTAATCCTTTTCTATTATTTAAATTGCTAGATCATGAAAATTTTAAAAATCTCGTATTTTCAGAAATAATCGCTTTATGTTCAATATTTATTAATGAACATAAAATAAGCACTGATATATACATAACAGATTTAGATTGTTCTCAAAATTGTAAAATAATTCTAAAATATTTAAATGATTATAAAGAGGATGCTATTTCAAAAGAAACAAAAATAAATAATATTTTACCATATCCTTATTATTTAGATTGGACTATTAATTTGACTATGTTTAATATAATTAAATTGTGGGCCGAAAATAATGATTGGCTTCATATTATAAGTTTATATTTTCAAGAAAATCAATCAACTGATATAACTATATTTCAAGGTAATTTTATTAAAACGGTATTAAGATTAACAAATTTAATAAAAAATATTGAAACAATTGTAAATGTTTTTAATAATATTGAATTAATTAATAAATTACATGGTTATCAAGAAAAATTAATTAGGGATATTGTTATAACAGATTCATTATATATTATATAAAATTATATAAATTTATAAATATAATTTCTAATAATATTATATGAATATTTTAAGTTATAAATATTTAAAATATAAATCTAAATATCAGAATGAAAAAAATTTAATCGGCGGAAAATCAAAAAATAATATTAGTTTATTTAAAGCATCATGGTGTCCTCATTGTGTTGCTTTTGAAACTGTATGGAATCAATTACAAAAAGATTCTCAATTGAATACTAAAGTAAAATTTAATACATATGATTCTGAAATTCATACTGATATAATACAATCTAAAAATATTACAGGTTATCCTACATTAATTTTATCAAAAGGCAATAAAGAAATAGAATATAATGGCGCAAGAGTTTTTGATGCAGTTAAAGATTTTATTTTATCTTATGTTGATAAAAATTAAGTTTCAATTTGAATAATAATCAATAAATTGCATTGAACTATTTGTATTGGTATTTTTGTCTTTTATTGTATATATAATAGGCTCATCCTCATCATTTATAAAATTATAATCTACTTCTGGGAGTAATATTTTATTAGTATTAATATTTGAATTTAAAGATATTAATTTATGTGTATTTGGTAAAAATCCTATATTTTTTAATTTTAATTGATCATTTTCTAAATTTAAATTTTCAGCTAATTTAAGGTTTAATCTATCTAAAGGAGTTAATAGTATTTTACTATTAAATAATTTTTGTTTTGTTTTTTTCAATTCATTTGAAATATTTGGTATATCTATACCATTTATATAATTAATAAATTTATCAATATTATTAATTTTATCTTCTAAATTTTTATATATAATTTTAACATTATTTAAATTTTGAATATTATTTAGTTTTGCTAAATTTGATAATAAATAAGATGAAGTCATAATTTCTTTTTTTTTTGTATTAGTGCACTCTTTTAATAATTTATTTTTTGTTTTGATCTGCCAATTTTTATATTTTTTATTAAAAATATAGATATCTGTTTCTGTTGAGAGTTTAATTAAATTTTTTAAAATTTCATTTTTACATAAAATATTTATAATATCTTTATCAATAGATGAATAATATTTTACAATATTATTATTATCTGATTCCATTTAACTTTAATAAGAATAATTTTTTGATAAATTTATAATAAAATTTAAATTTTATTATAAATTTAGTGATATGACTATTAATTAATAGTACTAAAATTAATATCTTTTAACAAAGATATTTGTTAAAAGATATTAACTAGTATGATATAATCCAAGTTTTTATCATTGATGAATTCTATGTATTATAAGATTACGGACTATTAGTCATTGTAGATAGTCATATCAGAATATTATCTGTTGAATTTATTGTTTAAGAAGATAAATTGTGATTAATTTTCCTTCATTTGAAATATTAGATTATTTTATGATAATTATGTTGAATAAAAATTTTGTGAGTCAGATGTAACTGAGCTCCATTTGAGGTGGCATTTAAAATTGCATTTTGGATGGTATTTGATATGATGCTTAAATTGGCATTTGAGGCGATCATGTAGGAATATTCTCTGTTGAATTTATCGATAATGGTAGATTTTCATTCATTTGAAATGTTGGATTGTTTTGTGATGATTGTGTTGGATAAAAATTTGATGAGTCAGATGTAATATTGGGTTGCATTTGATATGTTTCTTGAAATTGCATTTGGGTTGGTCTTTGTCTCTTGAATTAACATTTGGGATGGCATTTGATATGTCTCTTGAATTGACATTTAGGGTGGCATTTGATATGCCATTTGATATGACTCTTACGATGGAATTTGAGATGGCATTCGAGATGGCATTTGATACGGCTGTTGATATTGTATTTGAAATGGCATTTGATACGGCTGTTGATATTGTATTTGAGATGGCATTTGAGATGGCATTTGAGATGGCATTTGATACGCCTGTTGATATTGTATTTTAGATGGCATTTGATACGGCTGTTGATATTGTATTTGAGATGGCATTTGAGATGGCATTTGAGATGGCATTTGATATGGCTGTTGATACGGCTGTTGATATTGTATTTGAGATGGTATTTGATACGGCTGTTGATATTGTATTTGAGATGGCATTTGAGATGGTATTTGATACGGCTGTTGATATTGTATTTGAGATGGTATTTGATACGGCTGTTGATATTGTATTTGAGATGGCATTTGAGATGGCTGTTGATATTGTATTTG